ATCAGCGGGTTCGGGGTTCGAGTCCCTGATGGCGCACCCCTGGGAAGCCCCGTCACCATCCGGTGACGGGGCTTCTCCCGTTTCCAGCCAATGCAGGTCCACGCCGGTCGCCATCGACCAGGCCATAAACGTCGTCCGTCGCGGACGCGTGACGCCGGACTCCGCGCGCTGAACCGTCGCCGTCGAGACGCCGAGCATGGTCGCAAACTCGGTCTGAGACAGACCGACGTACTGACGAGCGACCGTGAGTCGCTGAGATTCCGTGAGTGTGGGAATTACGCCGCGCTGCTGTGCTGTGGTCATAAACAGACCGTACCTGCACATTGTCGCAACTACAACACCAAATACTGACCAGTACAAAGTGCTGTCATTGACACAGTGACGTGATTACGTCACTCTGAGGTCATGACAGCACAGAGTGAGCCGCCGCTCTCGACGGCAGAAGTAGCGCGCATGTTCAGCGTCACTCCGGTGACCATCTCCCGGTGGGTCCGGTCCGGCCGACTCCGCACAGCGGGCAAAATGCCCGGCACGACTGGCGCGTACGTGTTCGACCGCGCCGAAATCGAACGTCTGGCGGGTGCGTCATGCTGACCCCGGCTATTCAGGCGTACGGCGTCGCCATCGTCGCCATCCTCATCGGCATCCTGGTGGCGTCGCTGCTCATCCTGGCGTTCGACTTCCACCGTTGGTCCAAGCGCCGCGACGCCGAGCGTCTCGAGCTCACGACGCCGACGACGGCCGACCTCGACGCGGCGCAGCTGCGCCACCCGGCCGGTCGTCATCGGGCCCCGGAGCGGCCCACAGCGGCCAACCGGCCGACCTTCCACCACTACCGCCCGCGTCCGCTGTGAGCGCCGAAATGGCCGACGTGGCACCGCACGTCATCTCGCCGCCGTCCGGCTCGTTCATCCTCATCCTGGTGCCGCGCACCGATGACGAGATGGACCAGTTCGTTACCGACCTCGAGCAGCTCGCCGACGCCGTCACCGACCTGGCTGACCGCGCTCGGCAGAAGATCGCCGAGGCACGCCAATGACCGCCGCGACGACTCCCAGCGTCGGCCCGCTCAAGCCCTCACAGCGTCGCCGCGCCGCCGCGCTCATCGTGGCGCGCGATGTGCTCGCCGAACGCCGTTTCGCGGGTAGCTCAGCGGTCGCGCACCTCCCACTGATTGAGGTCGCCAACTACGTCGTCACCGGCGAAGTTCCGGGCGGTGGCGAGTGAGCAAGAAGTCGCGCGCTCGCGCCGTCTCGCTCAGCACCGGGCTCGTCCGCTCGTGCCGTGGCTGTGGCCAGCTCGTCGCGCTCGGGTGGGAACACCCGCGCGGCCGGACGCTGCGCACCTGGTCCGTGCCCGAACCGGACGGCCCGATGTTCCTGACCACCGATGAGTCGGTGATCCTCGAGCCTCACGTCTGCCAGCCATGAAGTTCGAGTGGCGCAGCGAGCACCCGTCAACCGTGGAAGAGAACCGCGCTGGCGTGCTGGCGAACAAGCCCCGGTGCTCGCTGTGCGACCGACCATTTCACCCCAAGTACGACCCGCCGCGTGACCTGATCTGCCGCGACTGTCGAGACCAGCCCCCGACGGCCCCTGATCCATCCGAAGTCCTGTTCTAGGCAACTCTGCTCAATCCCGCTGTGCCCCAACCGAATAACCGAGCCTGACCCGCCCGGTGCGTCGCCCGTTAGATGGGCTTCTCTCCGCGTGCACGCATGTCAGGAAGTGCACACCCGATCACACCGGGCCGCTGGTAAAGGCGGACTCGGGCAGCAATACGGCTACGGCCGGGCCCGGTGGAACATCCCAGTCCCGACGCGCCGAGTAATGCCCGGCGCGTGTTAGCAGGCTCCAGACCGTCCGGCTCCGACCGGCAGAACGGCCCTGCTGATCCAGTCATCCGACGATCAGCAGGGACACCCACCACCCGCACCTCACCAACCGGCAGATAGCCGTTCTTGGTGGCTCAGCAGTCCCGTAAGGGACTGCAACCGATAGGAGAACCAAAAGATGACCCACCGATACGTAGCGCTCGACCTCGAGACCACCGGACTGAACACGCTGACCGCGTGCCCGCTCGAGATCGGTGCTGTCGAGATACTCGAGAACGATCCGCGCGGCCCGTACGGTCGTGTCCTGGGCTTCGTTCCTCACACCCCGGATGCTGTGCTGCACAAGGCATCACCCGACGCGCTCGCTGTGAACCGCTTCTACGAGCGTCGCCTGTATGCGGCCATGCTTCGGCCGGCCGAAACCGCTGACATGATGCTCGAGCTCGTGGAGCTGCTGCGCGGCGCGACCCTGGTCGGCGCGAACGTCGCCTATGACGCCGCGATCCTGTGGGCTTGGCTGGCGACGTTCACCGACGACGAGACGCCGCCGTGGCACTTCCGCCTGTACGACGTGGAGCTGGCGACCGAGGTGGCGCTGAACCTCGACCGGACGCCGTCACTCCGCTCGAGCTGCGAGCTGTGGAACGTGGACACCGACCGCGACGCGGCGCACACGGCGCTCGGCGACGCGTACATGGCCGCCGATGTGTTCCTGGCGGTCCGGGCCCACTGTCGCGGCGACGAGCCCGACCAGCACCCCGCCAACGTCGTGCCGATCATCCCTCGAGCGGTCGGCGGCGCATCCGTCTCGTCGGCATCATCGCGGTCGCGCTGCTTGTGCCACACGAGCGAGCTCGCGCCGTGCCCGATCCACAACGGACCGCTGTGAGCAAGTGGGGCGGCCGTCGGGCTGCTCGGCTCCGCGCGGCCACGCTCGAGGCGTACGGCACGACGTGCCATCTGTGCGGCCGTCCCGGTGCCGACAGCGCCGATCACCTGATCCCTCGAGCGCTCGGCGGCCCCGACACGCTCGACAACCTCAGACCGGCGCACCTGGCGTGCAATCAGCGGCGCGGCACCGGCGCGACCGGCCATCAGGTCACGGTCGTGTGCGGGCCGCCCGCAGCGGGCAAGACGACGTTCATCCACGAGCACGCCAAGCCCGGCGACGTGGTCATCGACTTCGACGCGCTCGCTGTGGCGCTCCAGCTGCCCGGTGCCAGCACGCACGACCACCCCGACGGCGTGCCTCACGTCGCCGCAGCGGCCCGTACGGCGGCCATCGCGGCGGCCACCGGGCCGCGCGGCCGGGCCCGCGTGTGGCTGGTGGACACTCAGCCCACACCCAAGCGGCTCGGCAGCTACCGAGCTCGAGGCTGGCGCGTGGTCACCATCGACCCCGGCCGCGACGTGGTCATGGCTCGCATGGGTGAGCGACCACCTCGAGCACTCGAGGCTGTGGCTCGGTGGTACGACGGCGTCGAGCAGGTGGCCACGCCATCGTCGGACCCGTCGCGCGACTGGTGACGAGCTGCATAATATGCACGGCTATGCAGGATCGGACATGCATAAGTATGCGTTCGATCCTGCATAAACCGCGTGAATAATATGCGCGACGAGCTCGAGCCCGAAGGTTTTGAGTCGGTAGGGTACCGGCAGGAGCCCCCGGTGCCCCCGTTCTTTCCCCAGGTCAAATATAGGGGGGTCGGTACCGAAAACCGGCGGATGCACACTCACGCGGCCATGTCAAGTCTGCATAGTCGTGAATAATATGCAGCCGGAGGCGTTGCATAGTATTCATTCGTCGGTGCATAGTATCGGTATGCCACGTCCCGATCCCGCAGCCCCTCGAGCTGGTCAAGTGTCCCTGTTCGACGCCGACGAGCGTCTGGCCGACGTGCGAGTCGGTCAGGTGCTGCGCGGTCGGCACTCTAAGGCGATGGACGCGGCGCTGACCGCTGCCAACGCTGCCGAGGTCATGGGCGAGCTCGACGGCGGTCTGGCGACCGTGCTGCGCGCTGGTGCTTGGGCCCTCGACAGCATGGAGAAGTCGAACCATCACTACGGTCCGGCCAAGCTCATCCCGGCCATGACCGAAGCGCTGCGCGACGCGCATATGACGCCGGAGTCTCGGCAGACCGACCTCGACAGCGACTACCGCCAGCTTCTCGCCGAGCTCGCCAGCGCCGATGACTCAGCCCCGGTATCTGACTCCGCGCAGTAGCAGCCGGACGTACGGCGCGAAAATCGCCCGTGTGTCCGAGCTGCTCGGCCGCCCGCTCATGCCGTGGCAGATTCTGGCCGCCGACCTGATCGGCGAGTGTGACGCCAGCGGCCGACTGATTCACCCGCTCGTCGTCGTCACGGTTCCGCGCCAGTCGGGCAAGACGGCGCTACTGGCGGCCGTGATGCTGCACCGGCTCATCATGCTCGGCGAAGGCGGCCGAGTCTGGTACACCGCTCAGACCGGCATCAAGGCTCGTGAACAGATGTGGGAGATGATGGACGCCATCGACCGCTCGGCGCTCGGGCCGCTCATCAAGTCCAAGCGCGGCGCTGGCGACACGTCGATGGAGCTGCTCGGCACCGGCGCTCGAGCGAAGATGCACCCGCCTACGCCAGATTCGTTGCACGGCAACCAATCTGACCTCAACGTGATTGACGAGGCGTGGTTCTTCGACGAGCCTCAAGCTCACGGACTCATGGGTGCGATCACGCCGACGCAATCGACGCGGCCGAACGCTCAGACCATCATCATCAGCACGGCCGGAACAGCCGAGTCTGTATGGTTTCACGATCTGGTGGCGCGTGGCCACGACGGCGCGCTGTGCCTGGTGGACTACGGCGTGGCCGACGGCGTGACCCCGGACGATTATCCGGCCATCGCAGCAGCTCACCCGGCCATCGGACACACTCAGAAGGCGGCGATTCTCCCGGCCGCCCGCGAGCAGCTCAGCAGCGGCGAGTTCCTCCGCGCATACGGCAACGTCCGAACGCGCACCGAGTCCCGACTTTTGCCGGCCGAAATCGTGGACGCCGCGACGACGACCACGCCGCTGCCCGCCACCGGCGCGGTCGTGTTCGGGTGCGCGCTGTCGTTCGAGCGCGATGACGCCGCCATCGTGGCGTGCATGGCCGCCGACGACGGCACGCCGGTGGTCGAGCTCGTCGCTCGGTTCACCTCAGCCGAAGGCGTGGCCGCCCGGTGCGCCGAGCTCACCGACCGTCACGGAGGCCACGTCGCCATCGCGCCAGCGGGCCCGGCCGGATCAATCGCCGACGACGCCGACCGGCTCGGCGCGACCGTCACCCGGTACGCCGACGCCGAGCTGTCGAGCTCGACGGCCGATTTTCTTGACCGCATCCGCGCGACGCCGCCGACGGTCCGCATCCGGGCTCACGAGGCGTTCACCGACGCGTTCGACGCCGCCGCGCTGCGCACCAGCGGCGACCGGCTGCACTGGTCCCGCCGTGGCTCGGCCGGATCAATCGCCGTGCTCGAGGCGGCCACGCTCGCCGTCCGCGCGCTCGCCGACCAGCCCGCACCACCCACCCGCCCGATGATCTGGAGCTGACCAACCATGCCGAAGGCACCGACCGCGTACACCATCGACTCCACCCCGTACAGCGCCGTCGTGCTGTGCAACGCTCCCGGCTGCTCGTGGCGCGGTCTCGCGCACACGAAACCGTCGGCGTATCGCCTTGTCGCGGACCATCTTCGGCACGCGCACCACAACCTCAAGGCATCGTGGAACGCGGCCCGTTTCGCCGAGCGCTACAACCGCGACGTTTCAGGAACCGAGTCGGTCGGCGAGAAGGTGACCGCGTGAGTTTCCTGAGTCGCGTACGCACCGCGCTGGCCGCCCCGGCGATAGCAGCCGGTCAGGTGTCCCGGCTGTCGCCGTACGACGACACCAACCATCTCGTGAGCGTCGTCGCGCCGGACTGGCTGCCGACACACGGCGGTCTGACCCGACAGACCGCGATGGCGATTCCGGCCGTCAAGCGGGCCCGGAACATCGCGGCCACGACCATCGCCCGTATGCCGCTGCGCGCATACCGTGGCGAGACGATGCTGACCGGCTCCGACCGGCCGCTGTGGCTCGACCGCACCGACGGCCCGGTCTCGCCGTATCACCGGATGCTGTGGACCGTGGACGATCTGCTGTTCTACGGCTGGTCGCTGTGGGCGGTCGGCCGCGACGGCAGCGGCCGCGTCATTGCCGCCGACCGCGTGCCCTACAGCGCGTGGCGCGTCGATCAGGGCCGCGTCGTGTACATCGGTGACCAGGGCATCGAAACCGTCGCCGACCCCGCGTCGATTGTGCTGATTCCCGGCTCAGACGAGGGACTGCTGCACGACTCATCGACCGCCATCCGGCACGCGGCCGACCTGCTGCACGCCGCCGCGACGGCCGCCGCGACCCCGTCGGCGTACCTCGAGCTGCACCAGACCAACGATCTGCCGCTGTCGGACAAGGACCGCACCGACCTCATCGACTCGTGGCGTAAGGCTCGGCTCGGCGAGAACGGCGGCGTGGCGTTCACGTCGGCCGGTGTCGAGGCGCGCGAGCTCGGCACGTTCTCCGAACACCTGCTGGTCGAGGGCCGCAACGCCGCCGCGCTCGACGTGGCTCGAGCCACCAATCTGCCCGGCTCGGTGCTCGACGCCACCACCGACAAGTCGTCGCTCACGTACGAGACGACCCGCGACAAGGCGCGCGACCTCATCGACTATGGGCTGTCCACCTACATGTCGCCCATCGCCGCCCGGCTCGGCATGGACGACGTGAGCCCTCGAGGTACCGCCATCCGCTTCGAGCTCGACGCCGTCACCGGGCCCGGCGCCACCGACGGCCCGCCCGACGACGGCAGCGGCTCGACCCCGCCCGCACCCACCGAAACCGGAGTAGCACAGTGAGCCAGTTCAAGGCAGACCGAGACATGTTGTCTCCCAACGATTCCGGCGTACGCGCCGCGCCGCCGTCGCTGGTCATCGTCCACACAAACGAGGGTGACCCGAACGGCCGCGCCGACGACCTGGCCGCGTACTTGCAGAAGCCGAGCAGCCAAGCGTCGTACACGCTCATCGTGGACCGCACCGGCCGCATCGTCCGCAGCAACGACGACGAGTTCGTTCCGTGGGCTGCTGGCAGCCCGGCGAACGAGCGCGGTCTGCACCTGTGTTTCGTCGGCCGCGCCGTTCAGTCCACCGCGGAATGGCTCGCGCAGCCCCGGCAGCTCGACGCCGCCGCGCGCGCCGTCGCCGACTGGTGCCGCCGGTACAACATCCCGGCGACCTGGCTCACCGGCGACCGTATGCGCGCCGGTGCGCGCGGCATCGGCGGCCACGACACCACCGTGTTCGCCTGGCACGCCACCGACCACACAGACCCCGGCGCAGGGTTCCCGCGCGCACAGTTCGTGGCGCTGGTGAACAAGCACCTGACCGGCACATCACAGCAGGAGGACGATGACATGGCATTCACCGACGAGGACCGCCGGAAGCTCGACTACATCTATGGGCAGCTTCGGCCGTGGCCGCAGCTCGGCACCAACGACAAGGGCGAGCCGCTGACGCTGATCGACGCCGTCGCCGAGCTCAAGGCCAACGACCGATGATCTGGCCGTTCCTGATCGGCGTCGTCGTCGGCGCTGTCGGCGCGGTCTCGCTGCTCGGGCTGTACCTGCTCGTGACGCTGGCGAAGGTCGGAGGTGACGAGCTGTGAGCCATCGACTCCCGGACTCCGACACCACGACCCAGGTGGTGCACCCGCACCGCGCCGTCGTCCGCAGCTCGCTCGCCACCACGGTCGCCGTGGTGCCGATCCTGTGGCCGCTCGTCAACCGTGAGCTCGGCGCAGTGTGGGCGACGGTCGCCGTCGTGGCCGCCGTCGCGGGTAACGCCGTCGTCACCCGACTGCTGACCTATCCCGGCGTCGAGGCGTGGCTGCGCGACGTGCTGCCGCAGCTGGCCGCGTCGCCGCCCGACGAGCAGTCGCGCCCCGCTCGCGGTCGCCTCGACCTGGCCGCGCCGCTCCCGGCGATGATGGCATCGGACACCGGCGAGCTGCTCCAGCTCGACGGCGCAGCTGGCGACCTGCTGGCGTCCGAGTCCGAGCGCGTCGTGTCCGGGCTGGTCATTCCGTGGAATCAGCAGGGCGCGACGACGGCCGGTGCGCTCACGATCCCGCCCGGCGCGGTCCGCGTGCCGCGCGATATCGGCCGCGTCAAGCTGCTGTTCAAGCACACCGGCACCGAAGGTCACAAGCCCGTCGGCCGCGCGCTGTCGTACGAGCCGAAGGCCGACGGGCTGCATATGTCGTTCGCCATCGCCCGGACCCCGGACGGTGACGCCGCCATCGACCAGGTGCGCGAAGGCGTGTTCGACGCGTTCAGCGCCGAGCTGCGCGCCGTCAAGAAGAACGCCACCACCGTGCAGGACTCGATCCTGACCGGCGTGGCGCTCGTGGACCGCCCGGCGTTCGATGACGCGCGCGTTCACAACCTCAATGCCGAGTACACCCACATCACCCAGGAGCACGACACTATGAACGTCAAGGACTTCATTCACGCCATGATGGCCGCCGGTGCCACCGAGCAGGCCGCTCGAGCGAAGGCGGCCGAGTACTTCGACGCCGCCGATATCGCGGCCGTCGCCATCGACCCGGCCGCAGCGAATCGGCCGGCCGAATCCGCACCGGCGGCCCCGGCCGCCGAGCAGGCACCGGCCGCCCCGGCTGTGGCTCACGCCGGATACACCCCGGCGACGCCGCCGGTGGTCCCGGCCGCGCTCACCGAGCACCGCTCGCCGACCATCGTGCACGCGTCGGCGTACGAGGCCGCTCAGACGATCCTCGCCGCCAGCCGCGACCGCTCGCAGGTGGTGCACGCCGCGCTGTCGGACATCACCAACTCGGGTCTGACCGACGCCATCCCGCCCGCGTGGCTCGGGCAGCTGTGGTCGGGCCCGGCCAAGCAGCGCGAGCTCGTGCCGCTGCTCAATCAGAAGCCGCTGCGCTCGTGGCGTATGCAGGGTTTCCGGTGGAAGGACAAGCCGCTGGTCGCCGCGTACACCGGCGACAAGACGGAGATTCCGTCGGGCCCGGTGTCGGTCGAGCCCTACGAGTCGGAGGCGACCCGGTGGGCTGGCGGCCACGACCTCGACCGCAAGTTCTGGGACTTCGGTGACGCGGGCATCCTGGCCGACTACTGGGCGATGATGAACGAGTCGTACGCCGTCGTCACCGACCAGGCGGCCGGTGCGTTCATCGTCGCCAACGCCAAGACCGTCGCGCCGCTCGCGCCGGTCGGCGAGATTCCGGCGCTGGTGCTCGCCATGTATCAGGCCAAGAACAGCGTCAAGAAGGCCACCGGCGTGCTGCCGAGCTACTACCTGGCCAACAGCGCCGATCAGCTCAAGCTGCTCGAGCTCACGGCACAGAACAAGCCCGCGTTCTGGGACCAGCTCGGCGTCGATCCGTCGATGATTCTGTGGCGTGACCACGTCCCGGCCGGGACGCTGGTGGCCGGTGCGAAGCCCGCGACGACGTTCTGGGAGCTGCCCGGCTCGCCGCTGCGCGTCGAGGCCGAGCACCTCAGCCACGGTGGCCGTGACCGCGCCATGTTCGGGTACACCGGGCAGACCGTCGACAACCCCGACGGGCTGGTCAAGATCGCGTTCACGGTCACGCCGTGACCACGCCGACGCCGGTAGAACCGGTCATCACCGAGCTGTCGGTGGCGACCTGGCTCGGCATGTCCGCGCCGGACGCGTACGTGTCCGAGGTGGTGCCCGCCGTCAGCGTGTATGTGAGGGAGATACACGGTGACGGCGAGCTCACCGATGCCGTGCAGCTCGGCGCGCTCATGCTGGCCGCGCTCATCGTCCGGCGTCGGAACAGTCCCGGCGGCGTCGAGTCGTTCGGCGAGCTCGACCCGTCGTTCGTCGCACGGTATGACCCGACCATCAGCCAGCTGCTCAAGCTCGGCAATCACCGGAAGCTGATCGTCGGATGAGCGAGCTCGCGGCGTCACTGGAACGCATCGTCACCGCGCTCGAGGCGGCCGGAGTCAGCGCCACCACCGACGCTCGCAACCTCAATCCGCCGTGTGCGTGGGTGACCGTCGCCGACGTGACCACCCCGACGCTGTGCGGCGGCTACCAGGTGCGCGCGGCCGTGTGCCTGATCGCTGGCGACTTCGGGTCGGGTCAGTCGCTCGGCGCGCTCGGCGAGCTGCTCGACAAGGCGGCCGAAGTCGTCACGTTCGATGAGCCGGTCAAGCCGATGACCGTCACCCCGCCTGGCGTCGGCGTCGCGCTCCCGGCGCTCGTCATCACCACCACCACCTGAAAGGCACCATCATGGCCATCAAGCGTCCTATTCCCGCTCTCGGGCCCGGCTCGCTCATCTTCGGCGAAGTGACCGCCGACCAGCTCGACATCAGCTGTCAGGTCACCGCTGCCAAGATCACGTTTGACAGCGACAAGGAGGATGATCTGCCGACGCTGTGCGGCGGCGTCATCACCGGCGAGAAGACGTACACGTCCAAGCTCGAGTTCTCGGCCGCGCAGGACCTCGAGGAGAACGGACTGATTGACTGGACGTGGGCGAACGCGGGCAAAGAAGTCCCGTTCAAGTTCGTGCCGCTCGAGTCCGAGGTGGCGACGATCACCGGCGTCGTGGTGATCGACCCTGTCGAGTTCGGCGGCGACGTCAAGAAGCGCAACATCAGCGACGCCGAGTTCGATCTGGTCGGGCTGCCGACGTTCACCCCGGACGCCACCCCGGACTCCACCGAGTACCCGCCCGCTGTCCCGGCCCCGTAACCGTGGCCACCCTCCGCGTCGATGTGCGCGGCGATGACCGGATCAGGGCGAACCTGGCCCGGGCCGCCGCGCACATCGACAACCCACACGAGCCGCTCAAGCAGGCGGCCGACGCGGTCGCCGACCGAGCATCCGAGCTCGCGCCGAAGGACACCGGCAATCTGGCCGGCCGAAATCGTGGGCGCGTCACCAAGCACACGGCGAGCGTGTTCAACCGCGTTCGCTACGCCGGGTTTCAGGAGCACGGAACACGCGTCATGCACGCGCACCCGTTCCTCCGCCCGGCGCTCCAGACCACCGATATCGCCGCGTTCTTCGAGCAGTTCGCTCACGACGTGGCCAACGACATTTAGGAGTTCCGTTGTCCAGCAAGCCGATCACCCGCATCATCCTGGACGTGCTCATGCTCGACGGCACCGAGCACCGCGACATTGTGGTGACCAACGCCGACCGACTCAAGGGCGAAGCGACCGGCCGCCGACAGAAGTGGGGAACGCTTCAGGAGTCTCAGCAGACGTACACGACGTTTTGGGCGTACGCCGCGCTTGTCCGGCTCGGCCGGTTCACCGGCTCGTTCGATGACTTCATCAACGCCAGCGAGACGATTGACGAGGCGGGCACCGACACCGTGGACCCTACGGCGACGGCGACGCTCACCGACTGATCGCCGCTGTCGCCATCGCCATGCAGGTCCCGCCCTCGACGCTCGCCGACGAGTCCGACGAGATGCTGGCCACCCTGATCGACATTCTGCAGGAACAAGCCGAGGAGGCTAAGCGTGGCTGATTCCACCGCCGTCGTCCGCATCATCTCGCGGTCGGACGATTCCGGTATCGCCAAAATGTCGCGGTCGATGGCGAAGTTCTCGGCGCTCGCTGCCGCGTCGGCCCCGGCGCTCGCTGGCGCAGCGGCGAGCGTCGCGGCCATCGGCGTCGCCGCTGCCGGTCTCGGCGCGGTCGCCACCCCGGCTCTCGCCGTCGTCATCGCTGGCTTCGAGGGCATCAAGAACGCAGCGAAAACCATTGCGCCACAGTTCGATACGTTCAAGTCGGCGATGGCGTCATCGTTCTCGGGAATGTCGGTCGGGTTCGGCAAGCTCGGCGCGACGCTCGGCCGGATCACCCCGGCCATGTCCGGAGTCGGCCGCGCCATCACCGGAGTGTTCAACGGCGCGGCCGGTGCCATCGCCAAGAACAGCGGCAACCTGTCCAAGCTCGCCGGTGTCACCGCGCAGCTCATCGGCAAGGTTGGGCCCGGACTCAACTCGCTCATCACGAAGATGCTCGAGTTCGGCGGGTCGATCAAGCTCGACCCGATTCTGAACATGTTCAAGCAGCTGTGGCAGCTGCTCCAGCCGATCATCAACCTGTTCAGTCAGCTCGCCGCTGCTGCCGGTCCGTTCGGGTCGGTGCTCGGCATCATCGGCGGCGCGATCACGGCCGCGACCCCGGCGCTGGTGAACCTGGCCGCCACGGTGGGCCCGGTGCTGTCGGAGGCGTTCACCGCGCTGGTGCCGACCATCGGGCAGCTGGCCGACGCGTTCGCTCAAGTCGTCGCCGCCGTCGCGCCGGTCATCCCGCCCATCGCCCGACTGGTCGCCGCCATCGTGTCCGGGCTCGGTCCGGCGCTCCCGTACGTCGTCGGCGCGATCCTGGCGTTCGGCGCGGCCATGAAGGTCGCCGCCGTCGCCACCGCGATCATGAACAGCGCGCTGCTGGCGTCGCCGATAACGTGGATCGTTCTGGCCATCGTCGCGGTCATCGCGGTCATCGTGCTGCTGGCGACCAAAACCAAGTTCTTCCAGACGATCTGGAAGGCGGTCTGTACCGCCGTCACGACCGTGTGGCGGGTGGCGTGGAACGCCATCAAGGCCGTCGCGTCGGCCGTCGTCGCCGCCATCCTCGCCGTCGTGAACGCGTTCAAGGCCGCCGTCGTCGCGGTCTGGAACGGCATTCAGGCGGCCGCGCTCGCCGTGTGGAACTTCATCCAGAACGCCGTGATGACGGTCGTCGGCATCATGTCGGCGATTCTCGGCGCGTTCGGCATCAACGTGTCGCTGATCTGGACGACGATTCAGACCGTCGCCACGACCGTGTGGATGATGATTCAGGCCGTGATTCAGGCGGTCATCGCGGTCATCAACGCCATCGTGTCCGCGTGTGCGTCCGCCATCGCCGCCGCGTGGAACATGGTGATGGCAGTGGCGAGCGCCGTGTGGAACGCCATCAGCTCGGTCGTCTCGACGGTCGCCGGTGTCATCGGGTCCGTGGTCACCGGCGCGGTGAACACCGTCATCAGCATCTTCAACCGGGTCAAGTCGGTCGGCGAGTCCGTGTGGAACGGTATCCGTGGCTTCATCGACGGCGTCGGCTCGGCGATTCAGACCGTCATCGGGTGGGTGCAGTCGCTGCTCGACAAGCTCTCGAGCGCCGCGTCACTGCTCGACAAGGTCAACCCGTTCAACTCGCTGGCCGACGGGCCCGGACTCGCCGTGCACATGGTGCCGCCCACCGGGTACCGCGAGCTCCACCTGGCGTCCGGGTGGCCGTCGGTCGCCGCGCTCGGGCAGCTCGGTACCTCGAGCGCCGGAATGGTCCAGAACATCGACAACCGCACCATCATTCAGGTGGATGGCTCGGGTATCGCCGACCCTCAGAAGGTCGCGCACGCGGTCGCCAACTCGGTCGGCCGCAACTCGCGCACGCGCGGTCAGGGCTTCGCCGTCCGGGTCGGTGCGTGATGGTCAACCCCAAGCCCACCGTCACCATCGCGGTCCGGCAGCCCGGCGTGACCACCTCGACCACGCTCACGCCGACGTGCTCGACGGCCCTCGACGCCGACGGCCGCGAGTGTCTGCCCGCAGCTGACGCGTGCATTCTCGGTGACCTCACGATCGACTGGGGCCGCTCCGATGTGTGGACACAGCCGGACCCGGCCGTGGCCACCGCCGTCGTGTGGCAATCGGACCGGGCCGCCGAGCTCAACCCGTCGGTGAACCTGGCGCGCGCCACACCCGGCCGTGGTCTGGTCGGTCTGGACTTCGACGTGGTCGTACCCCGGACCGCACCGGCCACCGGCTCGTTCGTCGTATTCCGTGGCCGCACAACGAATGTGGACGCCGAGCGCTCACAGCAGCGGACCGTGAACGGCCTCGAGAACGGGTGGATGCTGCGCATTCAGGCGGCCGACCGCTCGGCGTCGCTGGCCCAGGTGGATAAGCAGGGTTTCGTCAAGCTCGACGCCGACCGCACGATGAAGGCGAACGCCGACTTTCTCAACACCCTCAGCTCGTGGGCGGGCATCCGCGAAACGTACTTCGAGGCGGCATATCAGAACGGTAAGTGCCGGTTCGTGGACATGACCGACAAGACGCTGCTCGAGGTCATCGTGGAGCTGTACGCCAGCTTCTCGCATCAGTTCGTGTACAACCCGCGCCGGAACGTCATCATCCGCATCCCGGCCGCCTACGACCACGGCAGCTACTCGCTGCAATTCGGCCGGCGAAACGTCGGTGACACGGTCCGGCTGTACGCACCGGCGTGGGTGGACAACACCGGCCGAGAGGATCCGCAGGACTCCGAACCGTACCCGTCCGGGTACGTCGGCGGCGACGACGTATCGGGTGACGTTCGGATCAGCAGCGACCAGGTGAACGCCATCACGCACCTCGAGTGCAAGTGGTACGACTCGGTCGCCGCGAAGAAGGACATCATCTCTCGCGTCGTCGTGGACGACAGCGCCAACCGCGGGCTACTCCGGTTCGACTCATGGTTCGAGGACGGTCTGCAAATTGACCCGATCATGCAGGACGTGAAGCGGAAGTGTCTCGCCGAAGGTGCGCGAGCGTTTCACCCGACCATCGTGTACGACACGCGCCGAGCTGGCGATATCCCGGACTGGAACACCCTCGAGACGCTGGCGTGCCCGGCTCAGACCGTCCGCATGGTCGTGGTCGCCGGGTCACCGTTCGCCGCGCTCATGGACGTGCCGCCGGTCTGGTACCCGGCCGGTGGCGTCATCGCCTACGGCGGCGGTCACTGGACGTTCACGACCCACCTGGCACCCGCGCCGATCACGCTGGCCGGGTCGCCGGTCACGTTCGCCAACCTGGCCAGCAGCTCGACCGGCTCGACGCTCACGCTCGGGCAGCTCGACAAGTCCATTTCGTCGTATGACCTCCGATTCTGTTCTGACCCCGCCCTGTACATCTGGAGCTGATATGCCCGCAACGACACCCGCCCCGTACTCGCTGCCCTACCTGGTGACCAGCGACCCGCTGCACCAGATCGCACAGAACACGCGGAACCTGGCCGAGCGGCTCGCGCTGCTCATCGCATCCGGCGAGCTGACCGGCGACACCGGCCCGGCGAACACGCTCAGCATCGGGACCGTGACC